GATTATTTTATTAAGTTTATTTTGTTTACCAGTTTTTGCTTTAGCGAATACTTCACAACCACTTAATTATCATGATAAATGCAAACTAAGAGGATTTAATTTACTTGCCTATGATGCGAATTTTAAAGAAGCATTTGATTCAAAATTAATGAAATTTGGAGCAATGAAGTCTACAGATTTTGATAAGGATGGCTGTATTAATGAAAATAATCTTATAAATGGAATTCTAACAGCCGAATTTCTTCAAAATAAAAATAAATTTGTTGGACAGCATTTAAAAAGTTTTGTTGCATTTGATTCAAAAAATAAAGAAATTCTTGTGGTTTTAGTAGATGAAGAATCGAAGAGTTATGTAATTGGAGATAAGAAACCTAACTTAATTTCCGCTCTAAAATCTTCTTTTGGTTCAAATGATTACTTTCAAAAAGTAGATATTTCTTCGCCGTTAACGTTCACAAATTTCAATGAGAATTATCAAACAAATAAAGCTGAAAAAGAGTTTTCTGATGTTGTTGAAAAAAGAATTGAAGAAAACAAAAAACTTTATAAAGTGGCAGCTGAGAACCTTAGAAAAAAGAATCTAAAGGATTTAATTCACAAAGATACAAAATACATTGATCAACTTAAAGATGGAGAAGGAAGAAAATCTAACATCAGTGTAATAACAGTGATGGATCCAAATATAGATTTACCGCTTTCAAAAAAGAGCATTTCTCAGAACATATATTTTGTGTCTGTTTTAGAAAAGATAGGTCTCAAAAATCCTTACTCATTTAAGCCTAGAAGTGCAATTGTAAAGCAAGAAGGTGCATTGCTTAAAATTGGACTTGAATATACAGCTCAAAATTCTTATGGAGCTGATGTGGTTGGATTTGGAAATAAAGTTTTATTTCTAGGTAGCGATGGCCAATATCATCCAGATCCAGAAAAGTAATTTTTACATTTTAAAAAGAACCCGCGAAAGCGGGTTTTTATTGCCTAGAGGAAAGTAAGATGGCACAAGAATCACGTCTCGTCATTGTAATTGATGCTAAAAATGCAGAGCGTAATGCACGAAATCTAGGCAATGAATTGGATAGCATTGAGCGTAAAGGTGACTTTGCCACCAAATCAATGGATGCATTATCTGTTGCTACACGTCAACTTGCTGGATACATGGCTGGATTGGTTACTGTAAGTGCCGCCATTTCTAAGATGGACACTTACACTGGTCTTCAAAACCGTCTCAAATTAGTAACTAACAACCAAGTTGAGTTAAACAAGGCAACAGAAGATACCTTCCGAATTGCTCAAAAAACCTATTCAGCATGGGATTCTGTTCTACAGGTCTACCAGCGTTTTAGTGATAATGCCAAAACTTTAAACCTCACAATGGATGACACAGCACGTTTAACTGAAACAGTATCAAAAGCTGTAGCAATAAGTGGTGCAAGTGCAGCAGCAGCAGATGCAGCTTTAGTTCAGTTTGGGCAGGCATTAGCAAGTGGAACATTGCGCGGTGAAGAGCTTAACTCTGTAATGGAGCAAACCCCAGCATTAGCAAAAGCAATTGCTCAAGGTATGGGTATAACTGTTGGAGAGTTACGCACAGTAGCAGCGGAAGGGAAAATTACTTCCCAAGAAATCGTTAAGGCCTTAAAGAATGTTCAAGCAGATGTAGATGCCTTATTTGCTAAAACAGACATCACTATTAGCCAATCGCTAACGCTGCTTAACAATGAAATTACTAAGTTTGTTGGCGAGTCTGGAAAGGGATCTGGCGCAGCAGAAGTATTGTCAGGTTCTATTAAAACGCTTGCTGGTAACTTAGATGTTTTAACATCTGCAATGATGGTTGGTGGCGCATACTGGCTTGGAACATATATTCCTGCTATTTATGCATCAGGTGTAGCCGTAGCAGCGAAAACTAAAGAATTAGCTGCTCAAACCTTTGCACAATATACGGCAATACAAGCAGATAGAGCAGCAGCAGCTCAACAAGTACTTTCTACTCAAGCAGTTGTAGCAAATACCCAAGCAACTTTAGCGGCTATTGCGGCTGAGAAGGCTCTAGAAGTACAGCGACTAAAATCCCAAATCACTGAAAAAGGGCGAACAGCCACAATTACCCGAATGGCTGAGCTTAAGAAGATTGAGGCCCAAGTCACAAGAGAATTGGCTGTAGCTGAGGAGGCTCTGGCAGTAGCTCAATCGAGATCAGCTGCTGCGGGCGCTGCTACTGTAGGAATTGGTTCACGCCTTTTAGGTTTACTTGGTGGTCCAGTTGGTATTGGTATTACAGTTGCAAGTCTGGCTGCTGGATACCTCTTAATGCGTGACAATACTAATGAGGCCAATAAAAAACTAGAAGAGCAAACAGCAGTTGCTAAAAAAGCAAAAGAAGAACTTCTTGCACTTAAAGGGCTTGAAAAAGATTCTGCGATCAATGATATGACCGCTTCATTTGAACGCCAGAATCAAGCACTTGCTGAGTCAAGTAGTAAAATAAATATCCAATTGAATGCTATTGCTCAACTCTACAAAGGCAATAAAGAGATTGTTCAGGTTGTTAATGATGCTAGAGATGGCACTATTAGCATGAATGATGCTGTTAAGCGCTTTAATGAGTTGCGTATTAGCAAGGATATTTACAACGCTTTGAAAGAGAACTCTTCAGAGTTTGAAAAGAACGCTAAAGAAGCCAAAACTACAAAAGAATCACTAAAGCTTTTCGGTATTGAGGTGGAGCTATCTGGGCGTAAAGCTCAAACGGCTGTGGCTGGAATTGATGACAACTCTAAAGCCTTAATTGGCAATGAAAGTGCAGCTCAAAAGGCAACTAAAGCTCAAAAGGGTTATTTTGATAGCTTACGTGCGGAAGTTCTGAAATCTAATGAAGAATTGGCGCTCTTAAATCTTGGCTACAGTGAAGAAACTGTTAAAAAGATTCTTGAGTTGCAAAAAGCTAAGCAAGCGGTAGCACCTCCTGGTACAACTGCAATTGTCACTAAAGAGGAGATGGACCAGATTGCTAAAGCCCAAAAAGCTTTAGATGCTCTTAAAGAAAAAAAGGATGAGCTAACTGCTGCTGAGCGAAAACATACGAGCGAGCTTGAAAAACAGCAAAAAGTTCTTAGCATAAACGCAAAAGTTCAAGCTAATGCAGCGAAGTATAATTTTTCTGGCATTGAGTCTAAATACAACTTACCAGCAGGCACCTTGTCTGCAATCCATATGATTGAGTCACGTGGTAATGCTAGAGCTTACAACAAATCTACTGGCGCAACAGGTGGATTCCAATTCCTTGAAGGTACTGCCAAACAATATGGTGTAAAAGATCGTTATGACTTAGCTCAGTCTGCTGAAGGTGCCGGCAAGTACATGTCTTACCTTTTAAAACTTTTCAAAGGAGATTTAGAAAAAGCTGTACGTGCTTATCACGCTGGTGAAGGCAATGTCCAAAAGGGTAAAGGTATTGGTAAAAATAATAATCAATACTGGAAAGACTTTATGGGCTATGTGGCTGGTGCTAATGGATACAGTGCTGGTGATATCTCTTCCAAAGACTTTGACAAACTTCTTCAAGACACAACGAACTTAGCTAAAGAACAGGCAAAAATACGTCTTCAGCTAGAAAACGATGTTGCCAATGAAGTAACTAAGATCAGAAATGATCTTGCTAAGAAGTTGGAAGATGTTGATAAAGCCAACTTTACCCCAGAACGTAAAGCCGAAATTAAAGCAGAGCTTCAAGCACGTGCAGATAATGATATTGCTATTGCTGAGCAAGCTACAAAGACTAAGCTTGATTCTTTCCGTGATTTCACCAAGTCGGAAGAGCAGCTTTTAAAGGACAGTTTTGCAAAACGTCAATTTGAAGCCGAACACGACTTAGAGATGACGAAAGAACAGCGTAAAGAAGCTGTTAATTTGTTAGCTCAACAGTTGCAACAAGAATTAGGTTTACTAAAACTTGCTCAAGAGCAACGTTTGTTTCAAGCTAAATTATTCTTGCTTTCAGAAACTGAGGCAATGCAAGAACGCTACCGATTGGAGCGAGAAGAAATTGCTAAAACAGTAAAAGATGAGGAGGAAAAACGTAAGCGACTGGCATTATCACGTGATCAAGAACGATTAGAAGCACTTGATCGTGCAGCAAAAGCTGGTCAAGCATGGGGTGGTATTCAAGCTGATATGAATGGCAGTGGTGAGTTCTATAGACTAGATCAAGAACGATCTAGCCGCCTAAGTGCCGCGACAAATCTACTTGATAGTCAGCAAGGTGTGGTTAATTTAAATGAACAAAATTCTATTGAGGCTTTAAATGCACAATTTGAGCAACAGCTTATAAGTCAGCAGGATTACGAAAATCAGAAAACAGCTATCATTCAAACTGCTCAAGATCAACGTAATCAGATTGCTGCTGAATATGCAAAGAATGCT